GCTTCCTCGACTGTTTGCCTGGGGCAAGCAATCAAAAATTCTAATGACCGAAGAACTCACACATGTACAATATCCACAGTACATGAGCTATCAAATTTTTACCAATGATGAAAAAGCGCACCTAGCGGAATTTTTAAAACAGAACAATTGTGAGTTTGTTTCACCTGCACTTGACAACTATGAATACGATGCTGATTTACGTTGTCGGTTTATTGTTTTCATGGAACACACCAAACAATACCATGGCATGGATTGGAAAACCTATCTTCCGGATTTGTATAACTTGTTAAATACCACATGTCCATAAGTCCAGAAACAGTACTGGTAAAAGCACCACACCGCAGAGAAACATTTACTGAAGACCAGTTGATGGAGTTCATGCAGTGTGCTGATTCTGTTGATGGCCCGTTGTACTTCATGGATAACTTTTTTTATATCCAACACCCCACACGTGGTAGGATGTTGTATCATCCGTTTGAATATCAAAAGCAACTGATCTACACATACCACAACTATAGATATTCAATTTCATTGATGCCGCGACAAACAGGCAAGTCAACGTCAGCTGCCGGTTACCTGTTATGGTATGCAATGTTTGTGCCAGACTCAACCATTCTTATTGCCGCTCACAAGTACACAGGTGCACAAGAGATCATGCAACGTATTCGCTATGCATATGAACTATGTCCTAATCATATACGAGCAGGTGTAACCAGTTACAACAAAGGCTCTATAGACTTTGATAACGGAAGCCGTATTGTAAGTCAGACAACAACCGAAACAACAGGCCGAGGTATGTCTATCTCGCTCCTGTACTCAGACGAGTTTGCCTTCGTTAGACCCACTATTGCCAAAGAGTTCTGGACTTCTATTAGCCCTACACTGGCAACCGGTGGTAAAGCCATTATTACAAGTACCCCCAACTCAGATGAAGATCAGTTTGCGTACCTATGGAAAGGAGCCAACAAGACCGAAGATGAATTTGGCAATCAACGACCAAACGGCCTGGGTATAAATGGCTTCAAGGCATATCGTAGCTACTGGCGTGATCACCCGGATCGCGACGAGTCCTGGGGAGATCAACAACGAGCACAGCTTGGCGAAGAACGTTTCCGTCGAGAAATGGATTGTGAATTTGTTATCAATGACGAAACACTTATATCTCCTATCAAACTGTTGGATATTGAAGGAGTAGAACCCACAAGAAAAACAGGCCAAGTACGTTGGTACGCACCCATACACGCAGATAAAATATACATTGTGGCACTTGATCCTAGTCTAGGAACAGGCAGCGACCCAGCAGCCATACAAGTTTTTGAAGCAGACACTACCACACAGGTAGCTGAGTGGCGACACAACCGCACTGATGTTCCAACACAAGTTAAAATTCTAGCAGATATTGTGAAAGAAATCAATGCGGTGGTCAAGGATGAAAGAAAAGTGTACTATTCTGTGGAGAACAACACACTCGGTGAAGCCGCACTAATTTCCATTGCAGAGTACGGTGAAGAAAACATTCCTGGATACTTCCTCAGCGACAACTCAGTACAAGGCACAGCAGGACGTAGAATACGCAAAGGATTCACAACCACAAACAAAAGCAAAATTGTGGCCTGTAACAAGTTTAAAATACTTGTGGAATCAGACCGCATGAAATTGCACTCAAAACCCTTGATTTCTGAACTCAAAACGTTTGTGGCCATGGGTTCAAGCTATGCTGCCAAACCAGGCGAAACAGATGACCTTGTGATGAGCAGTTTGTTAGCAGTGCGTATGCTCATGCTGTTACAAACATATCACGCAGACCTAAACACACACCTTAAGGATCATGCAGACAACCAAATTGAACCCATGCCCTTTATTGCAATGATGCGCTAATGCTAAATATACAACTATGGCACAAGAACTCAATATTGAACAAAAACTAGCCGATTTGCTGGACACCCGCGATTTCCAACCAGAACTAACTGGCAAAGATGGACGCCCGTGCAATGCTGATGAAGCTAAGGTTTTCACATTTGATTACGTAGCCCAATCAGGCAAGAATTATGGCACCATGGTTATTGTGCTGGGCAACGACAATGAAATGATAATCATGTACGGCGATAACCTTGGCAAAACCATGGAAAGCTCTGATGATCGTGATGAGTTCTTTGAATTTCAACATCAACTGATGGATCTGGCCAATCGTAATCGCTGGACTGGAACATTAACTGATATCAGTAAAACCAAAAAGGTAAAAGCTACCCTTGCTGCCATTTCGGAAGGCCTGTTTGAAGGCTATTACGGAAACAAACGCACCAGCTACAGCGGTGAGCCCACAGAAGCACGACTGGTGATTAATCACAATCGTGTGCTAGGCGAAAACGACAAACGCTATCGATATGTGGAAAGTTTGTTTATTGAAACTGCTGACCGTGAACGTTTTAAATTACAATTTACAAATCTAGCAGGTGGCCGTGCTATGCTGGAACATGTGCGACAAGGCGGCAAGCCTTACGATATTCGTGGCAGCCATATTAATAATATGGTCACTGAAATGAAAGTGTTAAACCGTTTCAATCGTGCCAGCCAAGGACGTGTGATGGAAGGTGTCACACAAGAGATTACAGAACAAGCTCACTTGTACTATCAAAGTCTACGTGAGAGCATGAAACGCATGGGCACACCACGTGGATATGCCCACTACTTTGAATCTTGGCACCCAGCTGATACTCCAGAAACAGAAGAACTGGTAGAAAATATTAAAACAATGTTTATCGAACAAACATTGGACTCACGAATCGAAGAGGCTCTGCCGCTATTGGCTCGTATACAACAACAAGGAAATGCTATGAAAGAAGCAGATATATTTGAATCGTGGATTAATACACTGGCCGAAGGCACATGGAATCTCCCAGAGACACCTGAACAGTTGCAAAAGCTCAAAGAACTAATGAGTAAAGAACTTGTTGTAGGCCCAGATGCTACTAACGCTACAGAACAACTGTATGATCTAGTGGGCGACGATGAGTTATTTGATCGTCTTGGCGATCTAGCTGAGCGTGATCCACGTGCCAATGCCTGGAACGACACAGAAGTCATGGCACGGTTGCAGGAACTAGGTATTGACACAACGGGTCAAGAACCTGCTGGCGTAGAACAAGATGGAACAGAGCCAGGCATACAACCACAAGCACCGGCGGCACCCACACAGGACATGCCACAAGATCCCCCAATGGCTCCAATCAGTGAATCTGAAAGTCTCAATGCTATGCGTAAGGCAGCAGGGTTGCCTGTTATTGAGAGTGTGTTAACAGATTCATCTGGCGAAACTTTTGACCACATTCTCAAAAGATTTAGTAGAGAAGTTAAAGATTTCAAAGCAGGTGGAGAAATTAGTGATGATCTATATCACGCACTGTATGATTATTACTTTGATGACATGCCATATGGCACTAAGAAAGCTAGAGATGGCGATCCCTATGAATGGGTGTCTGATCGGTTGGCAGACGAACTAGGTATGAACGAAGGCGCAGCCGTAGATGCATACATGGCAGGTAAGAGCCCAGCACTGGCTCACTTTGCTGACCAATTGGATAAAAGTGAAGAAAAGCCCTTAGCTGAGTGCAACATGACCATGGAGGGTGAGTATTGTCCAGAACACGGGCTCATGGAATGTGGTGGCATGTACGAAATGGGCACAGTGGCAGGTAGTATGGCACCAGTCATGGGCGAAGGCAACAATGATGATCCTATGAACAGCAACAGTGCTATTACTGGTGCCTACTATGAAAGCAAATCAGATGATGCATTGCTAGCCAGAATCAAATCACTGGCTTTGATAAAATAATTTATCCTACTCCAAAAAGCCCGACAATGCCGGGCTTTTTTTATGACTGCCAAGAAAGGCAAAAGTCTTGCCATTTGCTATTGCGATGCTAAATACATTCGTATACAATACAACTTGTATGCACAGGCAACACATATCTAAGTTTTTAGATAGGCATATAACATAGGCAACTTAACAAGGAGAAACACTATGGCATCATTATCAGAAATCAGAGCACGACTACAGGCAGCAGAAGGCAACAAAGGCGGACAAGGTTCGCAAGGTGGCGGAGACAAATCGATCTACCCACACTGGAATATGGAAGAAGGCCAATCGGCTACATTACGCTTCCTTCCTGATAGTAACACAAAAAACACATTCTTCTGGCAAGAACGAGCAATGATTCGTTTGCCTTTCAACGGCGTCAAGGGAGAAATGGATTCTAAACAGGTTATGGTACAAGTACCCTGTGTTGAGATGTGGGGCGACGCTTGCCCAATCTTGGCAGAAGTACGCACATGGTTCAAGGACAAGAGTCTTGAAGACATGGGCCGTAAGTACTGGAAAAAGCGCAGTTACATTTTCCAAGGCTTTGTTCGTGAGAACCCAATTGGTGACGACAAGACTCCGGACAATCCTATTCGCCGATTTATCATTGGCCCTCAATTGTTTACACTGATCAAAGGTGCGTTGATGGATCCTGAATTGGAAGAATTGCCAACAGACGCATTGCGTGGTTTGGATTTCCGTATCACAAAAACACAAAAAGGTGGATACGCTGACTACAACACTTCGAAGTGGGCACGTAAAGAATCTGCGCTGACAGAAACTGAGCAAGCCGCAATTGAAACACACGGCTTGTTTGACTTGAGCACATTCTTGCCCAAGCGTCCAACTGATGTGGAGTTGAAGGTAATCAAAGAGATGTTTGAAGCATCAGTAGATGGTCAACCTTACGATACAGAGCGTTGGGGTCAATACTTCCGTCCAGCAGGCGTTAACGCACCAGCAGGCGGCAACAGTGGTGT